TCAGCTCCGGCCAGGATGTGAGTCTGGCTGATAGCGCCGCTGGTGCTGGCGTTAGCCTGGTCTGCATCAGCTCCGGCCAGGATGTGAGTCTGGCTGATAGCGCCGCTGGTGCTAGTGTTAGCCTGGGCTGCATCAGCTCCGGTCAGGATGTGTGTTTGGCTGATAGCGCCACTGGTGCTGGCGTTAGCCTGAGTTGAATCACTCCCTGTTAAAAATGTAACATCCGATGCCGGCAGCAAGCCATTAAATAACTCACTTCCGGGCGACTCCAGCAATAGCCAAGGATTGCTGCTTAACTGCCTGGCATAATTTGCCTTATCTCCCTGCCAGAGGGCAGCATAAACCAAATCATCCTGAAATCCGTATGCTGCATTATAAGCGCCCGGCCCCATTAGTCTGAAACTGCTGCCGGCATGCTGGTCCAACCCTGCATTAGCGCCAGTACCAATCAGGACACCATCAACCCACAACCTGACATTAAAATTTGTCCCACCTGAAAATACACATAATAGATCGTGATAACCTACCGTTACCGTGCCGCCGGTAACTGATGTCGCTAATGATCCGTTGCTATGGTAACCTTCCGCATAATAGGTATTATTATCATTCAGATATATGTGGAACGCCTTATCAGCTCCAGAAGCCGCATAATCCCCGGCTAAAAACTTAACCACACCTAACGTACTGACATAAATACGCGCTGCAAATGACCAGGGCTTAGTCTGATCTAATACGGTACTGATGCCGCCGCTGGCGCCAATGTCTATTGTGCTATTGGTCCCTGCCCCACGCCAGGACTGACCCTTAGGCCCTGAAACCCTGGTAACAGATGACCCATAAACAAGGCTGCGCCTGCTGACTACATCATACCCTGAGATAGGATAAACAAACGAGACAAGGCCTTTCGCTATCTCGTCATTGGTTATTTTTAGTAGCTGTTGAGGCTGCCTGGCATTGGCAACATCAGGCCAAATGGCATCGGCTATATTAAACGGGATACGAGCCATTTTAAGCGCTTATAGATATTACGCTATGAGGGCGCCAGTAGATCGTATTTCCTGACGCTGCCAAGCCGACATTGCCGCGATTCCTAAATGCAAATTTAAACTTGCCGCTGGGTAATGGCACGTTTTGCAGCACCATTTTTTGTGCAGCTGTGGACGCTGTGGTCAAGACTGAACCAACCAAGTGATTCATGTTTTCGGTCTCTTCTGCTGTGCCTGTTGCCCAGCTTGGGTAATTAGCGCCGTCTACTGATGGCACCAGAAATATATCAATTGCAGAATCAATACCGGTAAAAACCGCAGAGCCCAGCTCCAAATAGAGATCGGCCAATAGATAGGCATTGGTTGAGTTATCAATTTCGTCAGACAAACTGGTGAACCCGTTATCTGCTAATGATGTTAACGTGGTACCGCTGGCCCAGGTGATTGCTGCCGCAGCCGCTAGATAACCGGATTTTTTGACTGTAAACGTTGCCATAGTTAAATCGCCAGCGCTAGAGTTACATCATACTCTGTCAATTGCACAGTAGCGGCAGTTGCCGGACTCGCAGTAGACCCCAAACCAACCGCGAAAAGCTTTTCAAAATTGCTGGCTGGTTTTTTACAAAATTCCAGTACTGCCGTTGCCACTGCAACTTTAGCAGTCGTACCTTTCCAGCATTCGGAAATGCCCGAGCGCACATTTGTCTTTGATGGATCAATCGCCTTTTGCTCATTGTCGAATAGCAAGTCCCAAATCCGCGCTTGACCTACTGTCATGTTATCAACCTGCGTCCAGTCAAAACCGCTGATTTGCGTCGCTTCCGTTTTTGTGACTTTGGTTTTCCAAACCACAAACTGAGCTGCCGCCACTGCATTGTACCAATCTCTTATTAACCCAGTCTGACCGTTAGTCCGTAACTCAACCAGTACGGCATCAGATTCCGACCATAATGCCGATTTAAAAAGCGCCGCCTGTTCTGATGTTAATGTCATGACTGCACCTTATGTTGGTTGATTGGCTGTATAAACAAGAGCCGGGAAAGTCACCGGGTTACCCGATGTGATTGTTTGATCGCTAGTTTCGTCGGTTACCCACAAGACCTTGCTATTTGCCGTATCAACAAAGGCAAAGTGCATAGTTGCGCCGCCCCCTGTCGCATTGGCTGACGTGTCCTGTTTGCCTGACGCTGTGGTCAGTGTCCGGTTATTCCCTGATGACGCCAAGGTGAAATCGCCAGTCGCCATCGTTGCTTCAGCGAGGATAGCCGTGTTTACTGTAGCGTAAGAGTCACCTAACGTATAGGCGCTGATAGCTGCAATTTTATTGCAGTTTGTCTTGATGTATGCAGGACCATTGTCCAAAACGTCTGCATGTACCCATTTGGTCATGTTATTCCCCTTGTTTAATTAAATTAAAACCTTCATTTGCCGGTTTGGCAGTATTTTATAAACCGCTGCCAATACTGCTCTTCTTCTTCCAGCGCACGTAATCTCAACGTGTGGAAGCGAATTTCTCGCATTGTCGCGGGCAATTTTTGCTCCAATGATGCCAGTCTATCCTCCAGTATATTAAGATAATAACGCGTCCATTCGGCTTCATTACTGCTTGACCAGCCCTCTTTTAAATTAATCTCTGTTTGTTTTCTTTTCATATCGTAAATAACAATGGGTGGTTTGTCGCCAATATTGGCCGTACATTTCAATTCTGGAATTAGTGTCGCGGCTGGGATGATGCAAAATGCAGCTGTCACCCACATAAATAGCCGCATGATTGGGACAAGGACCGCCGCCGAGAGTCATGATAATCAGATCATTAGGCTGTAAAATATCCACCTCGATAAATCCTGATCGTTTAAACCCATTTACAAATTCATGCTGATTGGCTGCGTCCAGCCACCATCCCCAGCGCTTACGATCACCATCGCCGATGACAATACCCAACTCATTGCGGTAATAATCCGCTACCAAGCTAAGGCAGTCCATGACCCCATAGACAAACGTTCGTCCTTCGTAGGGTGCCGGCAGAATGCCTTTTGGCGTATAGGTGTAAAGCTCCTCGCCAGGATAACTGACGATCACAAACGGCAGGTTGCAACGCTCGGCGCTGGCAATATCGGCCGCCGACGGTTCCGGCGTCCGGTTGGGATGACTGTGATAAACGGCGGCAATATGCTCGGCATGAGCCGCATAGAGTAAAGGATCAATTAAAAAAGCTTGCTCTGGCTCGTGAGAGATGTTTTCACATTCCAGAACCTGCAAGCTGTAACCTGTTTTTAAAATCAGACCGCACGCTTCTTGTGGGAAGACCCGAGCGGCGTGGTCGATAATTAATTTTAAGCTAGGCATCATTCGGTATCGCTCCAAACCCGTCTAGCATGGTAATACCCCCATCCAGATAACACAGCCAAAAACAATAGGCATCTAGCAAATTGCAAAAACGGCCACGAAATTAACCGCCTACAAATAGTGGCGGGGTGCGCTAATTTCCTACCGTTATATTTACATTTCATATCATCTTCCATCACCCGCTCCTGCCAAGGCCTGGATTGCCGCCATAATCAAGAGGATTATTGGCGCCAAACCGCAGTTTGCAATCTGACAACCGTTTGCCGCAGACATCCAAACCTACACTGCCAACTGATGCCCCGTTACGATCAAACCATAACGCCGGGTTGGTGCCTGGCCATGAACAGCCGGAACCGTTTGCCGTCGATTTATATCGGTGCGGACAACCGCTAGCCAATGCCAACAGACCGGGCAATTGTTTATCCAGAAAATCCAGCGGGCTGGCCAATTCAAACTTGACAGTTTCCGGGGTTTCATCGGCCTTGCGCTCGATCAGATAATATTCGTCGTAATATTCGCCGACATTATTGAGTACATAATTGGCTAACGTGCGCCGTCTGCGTACTGTAGCGCCCGCCATATCCTGATAGACGCGGCATAAGTTGGTGATGACCTGCTCCGCGTTACCAATCTCGGCAACAGGACGCGATGCCGATCCGCTGCCGCGTTTCTCCAGGCCGGTCATTTTCAAATACCAGGGTGAATACGTGTTGCCCTGATAAACTACCGGCGTCCAATCGGTGTCCTGCCCGGCATAGAAATAGTACACCTGACCGACGCCAATTGAATTAAGGTCAACGCTGTACAAATCCATCAGCGCAGTAGGCGTCAATTTATGAATATCGGCTATCAATGTCATAAATCAAACACCTGCCGAAGCGATAACGAAACCGACCATCGACCTTTACCCAATGGGATCATCTGCCGACTATCGGGTACCACCACATATTTTTTTGACACGCCATCAATGGGCGATGTCCATGTCAGCGGCAATACACAGCGCACCGTTGCCAGAGTCGATATAACAGACGAAAATTCAGAGGCTGTCAGCAACGGCCATAATATTGACCACTCTTCATGCTGAGGATTTAATCCGACCTCAATGCGCTGCTGATAGTTATCGCCCATTTCGATAATATTAACGCTGTCCTTGATACGCGGAACTGAAGAATTATGTAATTTTTCAGGATAGGGAATAGCCGTCATGCCAGCAACCCTCCAGGCCGTTTTTCGGTGACAATGACTTCGCGGATTTTGGAATTAATAATGCCCCCAAGCGCTGCCATATTGCCATTATCTTCCTGCCCTGACCCGGTTACATTAACCTGTGTACTGACCGATATATCACCCACGCCGGATTGCACTGTTGACGTTTGCTGGCGACTGTTAACCGGCTGCATAATTTGCCCGGCAGCTAATGTTTGGGACGGCTTAAGCCCGGCTACACCACCGCTGTGATAGCGCGGCGCATTGACAAATACCGAAGGACTGACCGACACCGAACCGCCACCGCTTGCCACACTGCCACCGCTATGGAACACCTTGGCAATCATGGCGCTAATACCGGACATATCGGAGCCGCCCTGAGTTTCGTTAATTTGCCGCCTGCTGATCACCAGCTCGCCGCGCTGCAATATAGCAGGCACCTCATCGGCTTTTAACCCGGCTATGCCACCGCTGTGATAGCGAGGCGCATTGACAAACACCGAAGGACTGACCGACACCGAACCGCCACCGCTGGTCACACTGCCGCCGCGATGAAACACCCTGGCAATCATATCGCTAATGCCGGACATATCGGAGCCGCCCTGGCTCTCGTTAATTTGCCGCCTGCTGATCACCAATTCGCCGCGTTGCAGGATGGCCGGCACTTCATCGGCTTTTAATCCGGCTATGCCACCGCTGTGATAGCGCGTAGCACCAGCAAACACCAACGGACTAACCGGCATTGCCCTGCCGCCACCACCAGCGACACCACCATCATGAAACACGGATGATATAATCGCCGTCGCTGCCTTCCCTAACAAGCCGCCGCCGTCGCTCTTTCCTGGATCCCCAAATAGCGCTTCCATAATTTTCGCACTGGCGGCATTCGCGGCCATTCTGCGGACGGTGTCTAAAAAGCCGTCTAACAAACCGTCCATGCCTTCAGTAAAAGGATCGAATAGAAAGTCGGCAAAGGCATCCTGCATGTTTCTGGCACCTTCAATGGCATACTGACTTAATTCATTGGTCGCTTCTTTAGCTGGCGAAACAAATTCATCATTATACGCCTGGCCCAATTTGTTAAACTCTGCGACCGCCTGTTCTGTATTTATGTCTCCGGCTTTTAATTTATCCTGGGTATTAGCCAGCGCCTCGTTAAAGCCGCTTTGAATGTTGCCTGATTGAATCAGATCACTATTGGATTTTTTCAGGTCATAATATTCATTGGCACTGTTTACCAACGCTTCCCATTGTTTATCCTGAGCCTCCAGCGCATCTTTTTCATATGCCAACTGCTGCAACCGGATTTGCTGATTGCGCGTAGCGTCTTTATAGGCGCCGTTCTGGATGTCATATTGCAGCTTGACGATTTCTGTTGTTTCGCCACGCAAGACAATTTCACGCTCCATTTGCTTGATCATCTCGTCATATTTGACGGTGACATCTTCGATGGCTTTTGGCTGAGCTGGCAATCTTACCGCCCGACTGACACTCTTTGCCCTAACTGCAGATGCTCTCTTCTCGCCGCCATCGCCGCCGCCAATAAAATCAGCAATCGTTTTTTTGTCTGGCGCGGCCCTTGTTGATTCGGCTTTTTTTCTTGACTCGCTAATATGGACTAACAGCTGATCGCGTTCTAACAGCAAATTGTTCAACGTTTGCTCGGCCGCTATTTCCCGGCTTTTATCATCGACCGGGTGCAATATATTGCGTATAGGACTGGGTACAGATGGATCGCCCTGGGCATTTTTCAACGCATCACGGGCCTTAACGATTTTTTCATTAATGGCATTGACTTCTGTTGATAGCGTTCCTATGCGCTCAACATTATCAAAGACATTTTGAAAGGCAAAGTCGCCGATGCCCATCATGACGTTATTAAAGGTAACGCCGGATTGGGTAGCCTGGTCAATTTTTTCAATCAGCTGGTTAAAACCTGTGGCAAATGCTCCTCCGGCAATCACTGCCGCTCTGCCCATCCTGGCGTTCATGATGTCGATCTGGTCGTTTAACTTTCCAGCTTGTTCCGCCATATCCGCAGTAATGCCGGACATTTTGGCGCCTTCCTCGACCGTTTTGCGCAATGCGTCGCCGCCCTGCAACAGCAATGGCGCCATATCAGCCCAGGCTTTACCCAATGCCTTAGCACCTAACGCAGCTCGTTGCTGGGGATCCTCGATGGAGGACATAACGTCGGCCAGCTGCATAAACGCCTCGGCCGGATCACGTGCATCGATGCCCAGCTTGGCGAATGCCTCGCTATTTTTGCCCATAGCGATATTGAGCTTGTTGGCTGCCGCTGTGAATGACTCCATATCGGTATCGCCTAACTGCGTCGCCAACCGGAACCCGGCTAGTTGCTCTACCGCAATGCCAGTTCTGGCTGACATATCATTCAGCGCATCCGCAGCATCAATGCCTTCCTTGACAAATGCAGTAATCCCTGCCACAGATAGACCAACACCCAGCGCCGCTAAAGCACCATTGATTTTTTCCGAGGTCGATTGCGCGCGGCTCTGGAAGCGATCTAAATCACCTGAAATACGGTCAATTTGTTGGGAAAAACGGGCAATGTTGGCGGTAAAGTCAACGGTTACACCTAGCGCCATATCAACTCCTGCTATTAATTGTCTGAATCAGCCGCAGACCACCATCCTCGATGGCTTGCAGCGTAATATCTAACGCCTGTTGCTTGTTGCTGGAAAAGGTCGCCGATACAAACTTGCGCCCGGCTATTTGCGTATTGCCTCTTTTATAGCCGCCCTCGACAAATCTGCCATACCATGCGCCTTTAGTATCAGTGCGCCTTTTGCCCTTGCTGACCACGAGATAGACGCCCACCTTGCCATTGCGGCGGCGGCGATTGAGCCGGGAGTTTTTGACGACCGTGGCACGTTTTAAGCGTCCTGTTTTCACCGGCGCCGCCTCACGTACTTTTTTCAGCATGTAGTTAGCGCCTGCCCGCAACGCTAGCAGGGTGACACGATCCCCAAGACGTTCGCTGAATTGATAAAGCGTGCGCTGGGTTTCCGCCAGGCCGCGTATATCGATACCGTCACTCATCCAACCCCCCTAAAATGTCCTTTAACTTTGCCAGCAGCAGACGCCTTGACGTGTACCAGTGTTTTATAGTCAATATGTCCAGCAAATGATAATAATGTTTGCTGGACGACTTGCTCATCTTTTCAGTGCTGATATGCCACTCGTCATCAACGTTGAAAGCAATCAATAACTCATAACTAATCGCCAATACCAAACCTGGATAGGTGACCAAAAACAGCTGACTATTTTTAACCTGCTCAACTGTTGCGGTCGAATGCAAGCGTTGCATATCATCAAGCGTCATTTTTCCTCATTCTTAAAATCTCTGATTAAACACAACTGCCTGATTAACAGCTCAACATCGCTTACCCCCAGCAGCTCGGAAATCAACGGCAAACCGGCCCAATCGATAACGCCCGCCATCATATTCCAGGCCTGGATGGCACTCTCCAGGTCATGCCCCGGCGCTTGTTGCGGGATTGGGAGAGTGCTAGCTTCTAGCCAGCTTCGGGCTTTCCCAGCGTTGCATCCAACTGTGCTTGATAAGCATCATAGGCATCCAGCACCGCAGCGGTTAACGGCGACCATAAATCCGGCCGGTCTGCCACCCAGTCCATAAATAACTCGGTCTCAAACGGCACAGATACACTAGTGCCGCCTGGGATGATATCAAGCTCGGTCAGATTCCAGCCGATCACAAAACGCTGGAGGATGTCGCCCTCTTTGAGGGTAACCCCACGCATGCCGATGACCTCCATGACGGTCGGACGGCGTACCGTAAAATCAAAGCCACCGGCCTTGACCAGCGTCTCCCGCGCCTTTCTAAGCTTGTCGATTAGACTCATGATGAGTAGTAGGACGGTGAGCCAAACATGGTAATAGATGCCGGGGAGACAATCTTTTCTTGCGCAGACCCAGTCGGCGCCGCTGTAAAACCCACATAGCCGGTAAATACCTGGATCGGCCCGCCGGTGCCATAGGTCAACTTAAATGCCATTTGCGACTGTAAATCGGAGGCGCTTTTCATAGCGATTTGGCCCGCATCCGTAATGTCCCACAGCTGCTCCATGCTGATGGTAATGGGATTTGCAGAGCCTGGAATCTGGGTTTTTTGGTTGCTGTGGATCGTGGTGGTATCGATAAAATCAAAATCACCGCCCGATACATTAATACTCGATGCCGTGGTTATTGAAGTACCAAAAGTAATCTTTTTAGCCGTGCCGCTGGTAAATGTGTCGAAGTTGGTGGTATCAATACCGGTACCGCCGGAGACATCTTCAAGTTGAAATGATACCGTTGTCGCGACATTGCACACCCGGAACACACGCCCGTTCAGTTGCGACATACCCACTACGCTCAACACGACAAAATCGCCATTGGCGAAATCGTGCGTACCCGTAACTACGCCAGGCGCGGCCTTGCTTATGCCGGTAATCGTTTTTGCTACGCCTAACGCTGACTGCATCGCTACAGCTACATTAGACATTTTACGTACAGTTGCCATGATTGTATTTCCTCAATGAGTAGGCATAAAAAAGCCCGCGTTGAGCGGGCTTGCTATGTAAAAAGGGTTACGATTAGGCGTCGATTAAAGGATCACCGTTAGCCGAGTCCACTTCAGCGGTCAAATTTGCATTCGCGGCCGCTGCATCAATAATCGCCTGTCTATCGGCGGCCATTTCAGCCAGCAGTTCGTCGGCTCCGGTAATATCGCCCTGCGCTATCAATTGGCGCACTTCTGTAATCAATAAATCGAATGATGCTTGTTGCGCTGCGACTGCATCAGTGATACCCGCCACTGCGTCTTTAATGTCCTGTAAGGTTGCCATAATGTTTAATTCCTGTTGTTGTAAAAGTGTAATAATATTTTTCGCGGTTTTTTTGCCGAAAAAGTTTAGATTGATAGCCATAAGCTTTCCTTATGTTCGCCTGGTTGTTACATGCGGCATAGGCGGTTGCCAGCAATTTTTTAAATGATCGGCCCGAATTCGGTAGTACTGTAAATAACGTGATAGGTCAGTGTGCAGACATGGATTTCCGGTTCTTCTTCAGAGACGCTGAAATCAGTCGCAACCAGCACCATATCATCAGCCAGCAGCGGCCGCGTTAATACCGCTTCGATCGACACCGCAGCGGCATCCATATCGGACTCGGCTTTTTCGTCATCTGACGTGCCGCGAATCCAGGCATTGACAGAAACCGTTAAAACCCGCTCTTGTGGCCTCGGCTGCGCATGTATTGATAATGTCTCGACGCTTTCCTGATCGGCATACAATGTGATTGCCGGAAATGCATTTCTGGTTGGACCGATACGCTGAATCCACACCCCGGAAAAACCGGTTAGCGCTTTCAGTTGCGTTTGCAGCGCTTGCAGCAAGGCTCGGCGGATATGCATCAGAACCAATCCCGCATATCGATATAATTATCCAACAATTGTTTGGCAGCGTTGGGAATCGTAAACGGCCTAACCACGCCTTCCATGCTGGTCTGAAAAACCTCCCACTGTCCGACAATGAAGCGGATCGCGTCCTTAATCGACTCAGGAACGTCAGCCGGATTGCCATAGCCACAGACGTATTCGACCTGCACACTGTTTAACTGCGCTCGCGCCAGAGGCCAGCTTGACCCATAGGCAGGCACAATACAGCCGCCCACCAGATCAACCTGATAGCCGGATGGCGCCAAGATTTGCTGAATGCCATCAGCATCGTTATATTTAACCGCTGTGACCGAAACAAGAGGCTGCTTTAACCGGAGGCGATGACCCGTATCAACGTTATACGGGAAATCATGGGCATAGCAGGTCCAGGCTTGCGTGATAAACGCCTGGCCCGTGTATTGCTCGGCCCATTCCCGAGCGCTGATGATACGACCGGCGATAATATTATCGCGCGATATATCATCCGCCTGGGTGATGCCCAGATGCTCGCGCATATCGGCCAGCGAGACCGGCTCGGTGACGGGCGGTGTTTTAAGAAGATGTGTCATTTTTGGCCTGACTTGTCATCCAGCGCGACGCCCATACCTCCAGCTACCGTACCGCCGATCAATAGCAGCGTCTCTATATCGCCTTTATGGCCAGTGAGCAGCAGAAGCAACCCTATAATACCGACAACCAGCCAGATTAGGCCGCGCTTTGTTGAGGCCTGGGCAAGATTGATTTTAATATTCATTTAATGAGATTACCTGTATGCTAAACAAATGAGTCAGGTATATTCGGCGTAACCTCAATTAAACCAAGCTCGATCAAATCAAGATCAATAGCCGCATTAGCCGGACTGCTGGCAGCAATCGGCCGGATATTTAATTCAACGGTGGTGGTAGACACACCTTTGTAAAATTTAAATGCATTTGATTCCAACACAATAACGCTACCATCAGCTGGAATAGAATATGCCTGATCTGTTGCGCTAGCGCCGTCGTTTGTCTCGCCGGCACTAGGTATAACACCTGAGAAAAGCTGAGCAATCCCGACTTTCGTATTAAGTCTGAAGCGTGCAAAAACTTTAAATGTTTTGCTTGTTCCCAACCATGATTGCGGCGGCGTAAACGTATATTTTGCATTTATATAATCAGATGTTCGGTTAGCAGCTCCAGGCCACGATCCTGTTATTTTTAATGATCCGTCTGCATTACGTGATGTTGCGCCTACTGCCGTTCCAGCTGCGCGGATTGTGTAGCCAGCCGGGACAACTGAGCCAACGCCTAAATTTGTCGCTGTGCCGCCCGTGCCATCCAGTCTCGTTGCCTCAAGTGGCGTTACTGCATATTTTAATAAAGATTCTGCAGGAGGGAGTATATCTTTAATTTGTGGAGCCAGAAACGCAGCAACGTCAAATATACGCGACAATAATGGATGCACCCCATCTGTCCAACCTGCCGCAGGCGACACCGGAAAGCTTGGATTACTATCATCAACCCATTGTGTGGATAGATTGACTCCATAGGCACCAGGAACATCAGATGACAAATTATTAACCAAATAATCTTTCAGCGCATAATAATCGGCTTCTCTACTAGCCGGTACAACATTGTGTGGCATTGACGAGCAAATAATAGGTAAACATCCGTAATAGATACACATGTTAGCAATATTGCGCGACCATACTTTCATCTGCTCGATAGTTAATTTTGTCGAATCTGCAGTGATGAAATCATTTTCAAACATGTGAAACAATGCATAATCTGGACGATAAAAACGCAAGTCGCGTTCAAGGTC